ACCATCCACCATAAGCTCTTACCAGATTGACGCCAAAAGATTTTTGGTCCATCGAATTTGTCCCAGAAAATGCCGACCAAGAATCTTCGCAATTTCGCGGGGGATCGTATTGTGTGGCGGTAGGATTTTGATATGTCGTAAGGCTTCCGACTTGATCCCCAGTGAGAGAAAATGTCCAATCCCCAAGAACCGGAGGGCAATCACGGCACGGTTGGAAGTCGATTGGCCCACAACACGCGCAATTCACAGCGCGAGTTGTGCCGTTGTCGGTTTTGATCTTGATAGCGTTGGCAGTTCGTCCTAAAACCATTTTAGCATTCCTCGGTTGCGATCCAGAACAAAAATCCGCCGCGCGATGCTAAAATATAAACATTGGATGGATCGGGCGGCGAGGGTGGCACGTCCATTCCGCTTCCGCTTGATTTTTCAAGATATGTGAAATTGTCGTTTAACCCTTTCGCCGAGATCGGCGTTGTCTTAGGCGACGGCGAGATGGTATAGGGTAATGGCATTTTAATTTTCTGTGCCGGTCATAAAACCTATTGGTGCAGATACAATGATGTTGTACGTTGTCGCGACTTCGATCAAATCTCCTGCCGGTGATGTCGAGATGCTTCCTATTGACTGCACTTTTGTTAAGCCGCTTGAATTATAAACTGTAGCATCCGAGAACGTATAGCCGGGGTAAAATCCTCGAATCAGCGAGTACGGATCGCCTATTGTTGGCCCGCCCCTGCCGCGCTGTAGTAGGATCGGCGTGTAGTCGAGGGTTACGTCACTTAATGAAAGTGGCACAGGCTTATTAGCCGCCTGCGTGCCTTTTCGCGTAAAGGTCTGCGCTAATATCTTTTGATTGAAAACAAACATGGTTACAGTTTGGCCTCCCGTGCCTTGAATTAATGTCAGTTGAATTTCAACTTGCACGTCCTGTATTTCGGCCCCGTAGTATTCTGTCAATGCACTCATAATATAGTCAATGCCTCTTGGATTTCTTCAATTCTTACGTTATTTGCGTAACCGGTGACCCTAAATGTTGTAAATCCATTATTCCCAATTTTGATATCAACCGTGTCCCCGATAATAAATAGATCCAAACCCGCGCCTATCATTCGCTCTCCGCGAACTAATAAGGGAAGCCATTTTGCAATTTCGGTATTTCGGCAGGTATATTCCGCATTGCAACGGTATGCGCCGCTGTCCAAATTAATGACGTTTTGCGATGTGAGTATTAAATCTGTGGTTCCGTGGTATGTTATCATTTTTTATGCTCCTACAACTGCGATTGGGAGTTTTCCGTTTATAGATGTCGTCGCCGTGCTTATTGTGGTAACGAGGCCTTTTATCGCCTCAAGCAATCCGCTCACGCCCGACTTCGCGGACACATCAAGCTCGATGCCGTCTTTGATAGAATCTCGAAGACCAGTAACGGACTTTTCTGCGTCCAATGTTGCTTCGACTTTTGAAAATGCAGTATCAGTTGATTTTTTGGCCTCGTCGTGGTTAATCACAAGATCTGCTTTCATTGGGTTTCCCCCAAAGAATTTGACTAAATTCAAGATGTCCGCTTGACCCTTTTCAGTGTTGATTGGCGTTTGAGATAGATCAGTTTTGATACCGTTAAAATATGTCGCAACTGCCCTTAATTGCTCCTCGCCGGTCTGCCCGATTTTATCTATGTTTAGTTTTTTAACAAGATCAGGCATACTCATTTGAGCAAAATTAGTGCCTAGCAATTTATCTGCCGCAAGCAATTCTGTATGCACCGCCTTTGCACTATTCGCCGCCTTATCCATCACTTTGATCTCCTTCATGTTTGCTAGCGTATCCGCAAAACCTGTTGCGGATTTAAGACTCCGATGCAATTTTTCTGCATTCTCTGCCGCCTTGAAAAACAACTGATTCCCGTCTTTGTCGTATTGCTTAATGTTTGCCGAGTTGTTTGCGGCGATTGCCATGTTGGTCGCAAACAATGCGGCCTGTTCGTTATCGAACCCCGCCGCCAAGGCTTTCTGCACGTCTTCAGCATACTTTTTACTAGCCTGCAAAGCTGTGACACGCTCTGTATCGCCAGCGGCTTGCGCCTCGGCGATTTCAAGCTGAAATTTCAGTTCGCCCTGCTTTAATTTATTTGCCGCTTCTTGGTCTGCGGTTTTCTTTGCGTTAGCCTTCTCTTGGTCTTCTTGAAATTTCTTGTGATCTTGAAAATACTTTCTCGCCTCTTGTTCGGCCTTTGCGTCTTCCTTTGCTTGATCAGAAATCGCGGCAGTTGTTTCCTTCGTCGATCTGGTAATGCCTTGTTGCAAGCGGTCAATTTCCTTTTGATGCTCCTCTATTCCTGTAAATAGAGGCGGGACGCCAGCCATATTTTCCTTGAAACTTTCAGGGAGTGCTTTTCCTGTCTCCGTAAATTGTTTAGCAATTCTACTGCCAGCTCCCTTTAACCCTTCTTCAGCAATTTTCGCTGTTTCTGTCGCTTGTCCCGCCATTTCTCTTAAAGAAGCAGCGATCCCTCGCGTCAAATAGCTCCCGTCAAATGCCTTTGCAAGCCCGCTCATAATGCTTGCGCCAGCTTTATTGGCTAAAAGATCAAAAGACATTAATAGGGTTTGAGCAAGTGCCCCAGATGAATTAAATATTTTAGCCGCAAATTCTCCAGCCGTCTGAAATGCAGCAACCATGCTCGCATAAACACTATTACCTGTTTCCTTGAATTGAATCTGTATCGCCTGTGCAACGATTTTAAATGCCGTCCCCATATCGCCGGCATCAATGGCATCCACGGCGGCTTGGAATCCCTTCATTCCTTCTCCTGCCCCCGTAAAAAAGCCAGCAAGTTGTTGGCCTAGCTTTGCCGCATCAATGCGAGTTAATCCCGTTGTTAGCGCATCCAATGCCGGCTTCACTTTGTCGATAATTCCAGCCGCAAATTCAACGAATTTTCCACTTATAATAACAACCGCGTCAGATATCCGATCAAATTGCTTTGCACCTTCTTTCATTATTTGCGGAAGCGTTCCTAGTTGAGACTTAGCCGTTTCAATCTCGCCATCCATGTCGGCAAACATTTGATTCAACGCACCGCCAGATTTACCAAATATCTCCATTGAGACGGCGGCACGCTCCGCTGGATCTGGAATTGTTGAAATAGCCTTTCCGATGGCTTGCAGTTGTTGATCTGGCGAGAGATTCTGAAGTTCTGAAAGTGGGATGCCGAGTTTCGTGAATGCGTCAGCGGCCTTGCTGCTCCCATCGCCAGCATCAACGATTGCTTTTTGCATCTTGTTGATAATCGGGCCAAGCGAATCAGCCCCGATTCCTGTGTTTTGAAATGCTCGCTCCAGGATTAAAAGTTGATCAACAGCAACGCCCGTGCGGTCTGAAAGCTCTGCAAGCCTGCCACCCATATTCAAAGCATCTCCGAAGCTCTGCACGGTCTTCTGTGCAACCGCAAATGCGGCGTCAATCGCCGCTGTTCCAAGTTTAACTGCTGCTCCCGCAATGCCTGCGCCTATAGCTATTTCGCCAAATCCCGTTTTACCCTTTTTCCCAGCGTCTTCGGCTTTATCGCCTGCCGTCTTCATGTCTTTGCCTAGCTCATCCACCTTTGGCGATGTCGCGGTGGACGAATCCCCGATGGCCTTGATGTTTTTCTCCATCGTTGTAACCTGGCCGATGCGTTTCATCGTGCTTTCAAGTTCGGTCATGGAAAGCTCGCCGCTCGATACCTTGCCCTTCAGCTGGGTAAGCTCGTCTTGAACGGCCTTGAGTGTCTTCTCAAGTCCTGTGTCGGTTGCGCCAAATTCTACGGTTACGTCTGCCATATTCTAAGTTTCTGTAAGGGTTTTTTGTCTCTTTTTTAGGATCATGTTCATCTGATTTCGCATCTTAGTTGAGACGACTGAAAGCGCGTTGAGCTGTTCGCTTGCTGGAAGAATCTGAGATACCCAAGGCACGTTGTTTGTAAGCGTCACCTTCGGGCTTTTAATGTTGGACGTTGAGTCTTGAACTGATCCCGATCCGCTTCTTACGGCTTTTTTAACCCATGATGGAAATCCTGTGAGAAGTCCCCCCTTATTCACTTTCTTGAGCTGGCTTGCACAATCAGCCCATCCGCCTTTTGAAATGCCGACGCGCTTTTGTATTTCTGTGATGTATGTATTGAGTTCGCTTCCGCTTGAAATAAACAACTTGCTTCCCTTTGTCTTTGTTCTTCCGGTTGGCTTAATGCGAGCATCTTGGTGATGTGTCTTTATTCCGCTCTTGCTGTCCAGAAATTCAAGCCCCGTCCACTTATTCAAAAACCCAAGGTTACGGAAAATAGTTTCAACGACATCATAACGCTGATTCATTATCAGCGACTTCAATCGTTGCCCGATCTTCTTATTTTCAACCTTGTTTGCCATTGCCAATAGCTGAACCGGAGGCTTGATGATTTTGCCGATATCGTTTTTTACGCGAATTGTTCCGGCGGTTTCATCATTTCCGAAAGGTTGTGTGCGTCTTCCTAGTTCCACGCAAAGAAGGCGAGCGTTGAGCATAACGGCGTCAGGGATCGTGACTTCGCGGATCTCTGCGTAGTCCTTCATGATCTGTTCAAACTTCACACTCTCGAACTTGAATTTTGCCATATTTTGCGAGGGTATCTTCTATGGTGGCGAGAGCGTCAACATCAACGGAAGCGTTATTGCGCGACCAAGGACGGTGGATGCCGTTCGTGTAGTCGTCGGCTTGGAGTAACTGCAACCCTGCCGCGAACGGAAGCTCTTCTAGGATGTGAACGAAGCCCCAGCCGGTCAGCTTAACGAGTCGAAAGACGTAAGCTGCGAGCCAGTTGGGGCTATTTAGTTTGGGCTTCCTGATCCTGCTTTAGATTCGGTTGCCGATGCGTTGTAAAGCTCAAAAGCGGAGTTCATTGCGTCCGACATAGAACCGACTTCAAGATGATGCGCCATGTTCTTTTCAATCCACGAATCCACGGCGTTAACGAACGTATCGCGGTCATTGACGACAGATCGGATCGAGCTTGTTGGCTCGCTGTGGAGAAACGCAAAGGCTGCCGCTTTCCATACGAGATCCATATTGCCGCTGAAAATCTCGTTGCGTTGCATCCATGAGATAGTAAGTGCCGTAATCGGTCGCAAGGTGCGCCCGTTTACTTTCTTCGGCCCGTCTTCCATTGCTTGAATGCGGAGGATTTCGTCGTCTTTTACTAGGTCTGTGTTTTGTGTCTTTTTCATTATTTTAAAAATCTTGTCATCTCTTGCTTGGTCTTGTCCGAAGCGTGCTCCGAAATGGCGATGCGTTTTCCGTTGTGCTCGATCTCGATCAAACGCGGGGTATTGCGGATGATGTCCACTAATACGTCGCGGTTCGCCAATGCGGCACGGATGTAGCAGAGCGGGTTTTCTGGTTCTTTTGCTTCGAGTTCGTCGCCTTCCTTTGTCATCTGGCGATAGACTTGCGATGCGTCTTGACCCTTGTCGTTTTCGCCTTCAAACCAGAACTCGGTTGATTCCTTGCCGTCGGTGCGAACCAGTCGAGTGACCGGTGGGAAGTTCATTTTGAAGCCCATCGTAGCGAGTGCCACAGCGGCTTTGAGGTTGATCGTGTGAAAGAATTTCTTATTGCAGTCCATATATAAAAAGGCGGCTCCCTTTAGCCGGGGAGCCATCGGCATGAGCCAGTTGCTTAGACGATCTCGGGGTATTGAGTCGCGGAAACGGTGATCGTTTTGAATGTGCCAGCGCCTGTCTTTTCGGAAACGGAATCAACGATGACTGCACCGCCAGAAACGCCATAGGAGGACGTATCGTTGGCGAGAGTTAGGACGTTGGCGAGTTCGTAGGCGACGCCGCCGTTGATGACGCCATCAAGCGAGATCGTGGCGCTCTTGTTGAAGTACGCTACGGCAACGGTATCGCCGAGGGCGTCCATGACGGTTGCTTTGTCCGACTGAACGGAACGGGAGAAAGAATTGAGCAAAAGCCCAGTTTCTTGAAGGAGTCCGAACTCAACGCCGGACGCTACGGATGATGTGATGACGGTTGCTGGCATGATATTTCGTGAAAATTGTCAACTTGCGAAAAGCGCGGCGTGAACCGTGATCGTGACGGACCGTTCAAAATGCCGCTCGTTTGACGAGAGCGATACCGGCCCGTCCCGAAGGATGCCGAAAACGAAAGCGTATTGCGGACGGACTGCATTCAACTTTGTCTTGAGGCCTGTAATGTCGTGCGATACACAGAGCACTTGCGACCACAAGTTCTCCATTGTCATTTGATCCATGTCGTCAGCCTGCACGATCAACGCGATATCGACCGAGAACTGGAAAATGGCTGAGTCAATAATACTCTCGCGCTGCCTTGTGCATTTCACGAAGCACGCCGGTAGCGTCATTGTCCCGAAGTTCTCCGCTGCCGTTACCACCAAGGCGCTCTGCATCTCTTGCTGCAATGCAAGAACAAAAGTGTCTGTCAGCGCCTTCTCCAGCGTTAAAGTGTATGTGGCGTCGGTTATCATTCTTGCGGTCTTTCTGGCAAGGCCGTGACGTCAACCTCCTCGATGCGCTTCGCTATTGTTCCCTCAGGCGGTTGCCATGTTTCAAGACTCCCATCCCAGATAACCAAGTTTTCAAGCCATCCGCCTTTTTCGTTGATGATCGCGTATTTCATTTTAAAAATATGTAGTCACAATGACAACGCCTTGTTCTCCGTTTCCGCCCGCGCCTGATGAGTAGGTCTGTCCGCTTGTCCCTGGTATCCATCCACAGCATCCACCGCCACCACCGCCGCCGCCATAGACTGATCCGTTCCCGCCTGCACCAGCGTTTCCTGTTGCGTTGCCAGCCCCACCGCCACCACCCCCGCCCGCACCAATGACGGCATTGATGCCGCCTCCATTAGCTCCCGCTGCTCCAGCGGTAGCTCCGCCAACGGCTTGTCCGCCAGACGCTAGATAGCCTAAGCTTGGAAGTCCATTTCCCCCTGCGTAAAATTGACCCGCCGTTGAGCATGAGCCACCCCCGCCGCCGCCACCCGCAGCGATTTGCGGTGCAGTTGGAGATACCCCCGCCGATGGAGTCGCTTGCCCCCCGCCATTTCCGCCAGCACCTCCAATGAAAAATCCCCGTCCGCCTGCGCCTCCTGCCCCCCCATTTGAGGTTGCGGCACCATTACCCGCACTCGCAAAAACCCACGGGGTTGCTCCGAAACTAGAATTTCCTCCGTTTGTCCCAAATGTATTTTGCGCGTTTGCAATGTTCGTTGCCGCTCCTCCAGTTCCCCCTGCTCCAACGGTAACGGTCTCTGTTGCGCCAAGTATGCTGGCTGGAATGCCAGCGCGATTTGTTACATTGCCGCCAGCACCACCGCCCCCGCCTGCTTGCCCTGCGTTTACGCGCCCCGAGCTTCCGCCGCCGCCACCAGCAATGATGTTAACATCGACGCTTTTTGCGCCTGCTGGTTTTGTCCACGTTCCGCTCGTTGTAAAAATCTGAACGTCGGTCGTTTTCGCTTTTTCGTTAAACGTAGTCCAGTCCGTCGATGCGAGATATCCATTTGTTGTCGCGGTCGCTACCGGCATCGAGATCGTCGGAGTTGTTCCGCCGCTCGAAACAACTGGCGATGTGGCTCCGACCGATGCGACCTTTCCGCTGAGATCGGCTGAGAGTCCGCTTATCGTGCCGACGGTTAGCGTTGAGTTAGTCCAAAGCGTGACCGCCGAGTTCCAGAGAATCGTCTGGTTGTTCGCTGGCGAAGTGACGAGAACGTCGTGCAGTTCCTCAAGCTCAAATCCGTTTTGCGGGCGGATGTATAGCTGGCCGTTGCCAACATTTGCACGTTCTACAACGCCGATAAAAACGATGTGATTCGGTTGAGTTGGCTTAACTCGGGTAAATGTTCCTGCGGCGTTTCCAAGATATACGGAATCGCCATCCGCGAATGGCGAACCTAACGAGAGTTTGTCGAGAACGCCTTGCGTGATTATGAATCCGTTTTGGTTTGCGCCGATGCTTTCGGCAACAAGTCCGATGGTTTTGGACGAGCTTGAATCAGCGGCATTAGATGCTCTTTTTACAGTTGCGCGGTTGCCTGTTGCGCCGAAAAGATAGACTACCTCGCCCTTGTTGAGCGTTGTCGCCTCTGCATTGCGAACGTAGGCGACAAGCATTGACCCCATTTGCAACTGCACGTTGCCGCCTGCAAGCCCGACCTGCGGAGCGCCTTCGGTTGCATTCCAGAACATCTTTCCAACGGCATTCGCCTCGGTCGCTGCCGTATTGAAATTTAGCGAGTCCGCAGGAACGTCCGCCAACATCGAGATCGTGCGCGAAGCGGAAAGATCACCGCCGCCTGTTAGTCCTGTGCCTGCCGTTATCGCTGTTATCTTGAGCGCCTTGGCGTCAAGTGCACTTTGTAGGTCGGTCTGGTTTGCGAGCGTGCCGGTAATGCTCCCCCACGTTACCGAAGAAAGCTTTGAATCAAGAGCCGTTTGCAGATCGGTCTGGTTCGAGAGCGTTCCAGCAATGCCGCCCCAGATCGCCGCTCCACCTCCACCACCCGTCACCCATTCGGTGTCGTAGTCGGTATTTGTTTTCTTTGCGAGAACTTGCCCTGTAAATCCGCCTGTTACCACTCCCGCGCCTGTCGCGCCCGTGTCGCCTTTAGCCCCTTGGCTTCCGGTCGGCCCCGCTGCGCCTGTCACTAATTCGGTGCGGAGTATTGGTTGATAGTCTACCTCAGGGACTTCGCGCCCCTCGTCTTCTGGGAAAAAGATGCTCATTTGTTAATGTCCTCTAGCGTGAAATCGACGCTGACAGCGTCTTGGGAAAGCTCGGCGGACGTTACGCGAAAGCGCCTGCCGCCGATGACGAGCACGTCACCTAGTGAAATGGTCTGAACGAAAGCGTCGTAGATCGCTGTTATGGTCATAGATGCGGAGTCCATGAATCCGCCATCTGTCAGGCTGTTGTCGCGCCGGTATGTCGTCCGGTTCGCAAGAAAATTGCGCTCTCCGAACGTGACCGCAAGCGGCAACTCGTTCATGATCGCGCTTAGGTCGTTTGTAAATATATCAAGCAGTCCCACAAAGGGGACGATGCGTCAAAACTTGCGCTCAACACGGCGCTGGTTCGCATGCGTGAAGTCGTGCTTGGGGCTGTCCGAAATATGAACCCAGCTTTTGCGGAGTGCCGATGCAAGGATGCTGGTCGAAGTGTTGATCGTGACAACCTCTTGCGCGTCCCGAATGTAAGCGCACATATATTCTATGCTCTCAAACTCAGCCATGCCGTGGGCGGCCTTTCCAGCGCAAAGAACGGGCCTGCCGTTGGCGACTTGGTGCGCGACGGTAATGACGTCCCGCACGTCGATCTTTTTATCCTGACTGTATCCGGTCGGAAAACAAAGAACCCATGACTTGAGTTCGGGTGGCGTGACTATTGCCGGAGAGTTGAGCACGATCTGCCGGTCTATGTCCTTGCCTTCTGGGAAAAGTCCGTAAACGTAATCACTCCAGCCTAGCTCGCTCGCACAAAAGTCTTCGTGTAAGTCCGGCCAAATTTGCAGGTTGATGACGCGGTGAAAGCCGCTGTGATCGTTCTGTGGGTAAAGCGGTTTGCAGTAGTCCACCATTTCAAAAAGACCGTGATACTCCGGCAGGCATTCAAACATTACATCGTGGCCTTGATCCGCGAAGTGTTTCGCTATCGGCAAGCACCGAGCGATATCTCCGAGTCGCAAATGATAAACAATTAGGATGTTCAAAACGTATAGTATTGTTCTCGCGTTTTCCCTGCGACCCAGCCGTGAAATCCGAATGAGCGATCCGGCCCTGCCGTGTTTTCGTGAATGTAATGCTCCCAAGAGAACGCCGCTGCTACACTTACCGGCGCATATTTTATGCCGTTATCTCGAAAGCCTTGCTCCATTGTGCGACACAAGAAAACATCCCCTGCCTCGCCCTTCCAAAGTGACTCGGCCTTCGCTGCCATTTGTAGGAATTTCATGCTCTGGAGCGTGAATCCGGTATTGCCGACGCGATGCCCGACGTTCCAACACGCAGGCCAAGGCGCTCCTATCAGGTCGTATTCAAGCCATGAATCATCCCACAAGTGAGGGTTTGCAATGAACCCGTCGTGCGTGCAAATGAGCGCATGGGAAGTGTCGATATAGTCGGCAAAGCGACCCAGTTCCCAGTGCATCGCTTGCTGATACGTGCAGTCTTCAGCGATGTAAACAGCGTCGCCAAATCCACCCAAGCCACAAAGGTGTTTAAATAATTTCCCGCTTTGTTCGTGCCTAGACCTTAAGCCTTCAAATACGATGAGAGTGACGTCTTTATTCATTTATAAAATTCTTTTCTTCGCAGATGCCTTGAAGTGATTCTACTGCCTTTTCCCATTCTGCATAGTCTTCTTCTTTGTGTCGTGCATTCATGCTTGCGTGAGCGATGCGTTTTAAAACCCCTCGTGCCTCGTCGCGCTCGCGCTCCAGTTTCTCACATTTCACGGTTAGCGTTGCTGCTAAGCGAGTCGGCGGGTGATCGGATGCTTGAGCATTACGGATAATGCTATTCGTCTCTGGTGTATCACTCATTTCGGGTGGAGTTCTTCAAAAATTGCCTTCGCTCTTTCATATTCCGCCGGATCGTTGCCGCGCTGATATGTCGCATCGAGCGGACGCTCTTCAAAAAACGGGTGGTGATGAACGATGCTAATATCACGAGCGTCCACAATCGCCCCATTTTTCGCGGCACGAAAGGTGAAGTCGGTGTCCGAATAGACGTTTCGAAATCTTGGGTTAAATAGTCCATTTTGCTCATAATATTTACACGTTAAGATCGCCATGCATAGTAATTCGTCTTTTCTATATCCGTCCGAAATCCGCAGAATTTGAGGTTTTGAAATGTCGAGTCGCTTTTCTATCATTTCGTCCCACCCTGGAGGACATTCCCAGTCGTCCGAAAGTTGTATAATAATATCCCCCGACGCCTTGGCCGCTCCTAAGTTCCAAGCTCCGACTGAATACCCTTGGTCTTTTTGCGTCACAGATCGGAAGCGTTTTAGAATGTCTGCTGTCTCGTCGTCGTGATCGACCGCGAAGATATGCTCTACACGTTCTGGGTGCGTTGCGCGGGAAAGCCACAGCGTCATGCATTGAACGGCTTCTACCGGCCTCCCTCGCGTTGCGTGGACTAGTGATATCTTAGGCTTGTTCGATCCCGCCAACGTCTCGCGCTCGATCTCTTCGGCGTCTTCGTTGCGTCCGAGTAAGCGAAGCACCCAAGCGTAGAGTTGATCGCCTTTCCACCCATACCATTCCTTTCGATGCGTCCATTGTGGGAACTTCGGTGTCGGCACTTCGAGCATTTCTTCTACCACTTTCAGCGCTTCTTGGTATTTTTTATCATCAAGCAGAATGCTTGCCTCCAGTCCGTAGGCTTCGCGGCGCTTCGGCTCAAGCTCCTTGGCCTTGCGTGCTAGGTTGAGCGATGTTTCCCCGCTCGTAATGTTGGCGCAGTTTAAAAGAATCTCGTAGCGATTAACGCCATCCAGATCGCTCAAGGCTAAGGCTTCGGAGCCGTATTTCGCGGCGAGTTCCTTGTTGCCTGCGATGAAGTTCTCATAGTGTAGGTAAAACTTGAAGTGCGACGTCATCCGGTCTTGGTGCATCAATATGCGGCGGTTGCGCTCGCTGCTGTTGCGATGACATAGCGGCGGCTTGTGCGTGATCTCCAAGTCGCGCCGCATATACACTTGAACGTCCTTCGTTGGCTGCGCGTTTTCATGAACGGGGCGATGCCACCACGCTGTTTTGTAACGAAAGAAACGCTCGCGTGGTGCGCGTTTCCCTTGTTCCGGAATAACGTAGTCGGTCAAGATCCAGTCCTGCTCCGGCGGACATTCTTCAAGCGCGGCGAGCGTAGGCGCGACCATTGCCGGTTCAATGATGTCGTCGCAGTCTGCCCACATTACCCAGCCTTCTTTTCCGGCTAGCTCGTATGCTTTCGCAAATGCTTTGTTCCTGGCTTCGCCGAAATTGTCGAGATGTTCCCAGTCGGCGACTAGCGGAGAGTTGAGATATTCGTCAACATGGCAACCTAGTTCCTTTGCTATTTCTAGCGTGCGATCTGGCTTGAGTGCTCCGATCGCGCGAACGATAACGATCTCGTCGCATATCTGTTGGAGTGACTTAACGCATCGAGCGATGCGCGGCTCTTCGTTGCCGCAAATTAAGCCTGCGACTAGCTTCTGTTTTTGTTTCATGTTTACTCTTGAAGTATATGTCAACAAAAACAAAAAAGCCACCCCTTTCGAGGTGGCTTTTCCGATGCTTACTTGCGGGGAATCTTACACGTATCCGGTTGTGATACGGATGATGCTGGAACCGTCGATGACTTTCTCGGCGCTGTTCTGACGAACGCGGAGAACGTCGGCGCGGCGAGCTTCGTCGCGATAGGTTTCGGAAACGAAAGGCACGGGACTATCAGCAGCCCATACGATCGTGCGACCGAATCCACCACCGGAGAACTCTCCACCAACCGTGTTGGCGAGGGCCATATAGGTGTTGCTCCAGATGAACCCACCGGCATAGGTCTGACCTTTTGCGGCGGTGTTCTTTGGTGCGCGGCCTACGAGAACGCGGTCGACTCCGACAGCGGCGGCAACTTCGCCTTCGCTAAGGAGACGGCTTTGATCCGAAGGAACGATGCCGAAGAACTGGTTTTGAACCTTAGCGGAGCGGCGGATGCGCTCAAACAAAGGCATAGACATGATCAAGGTGTTTGCAAGAACGCCATATTTGGCGAGTTCGAGCTTTGCTTGAGCCACGTCACCGGGAACGTCGAACGATGTGATGTTCGCGTCGCTGTAGGCTGCGCTGGCGCTGATCGCTGTCAGTCCGTTGGCGGCGAATGCTGCGGAAGCAACGCGGGCCTCGTGGGAGACTTGGATCTGGCGGAGGAGCATCGCGGCGATGTTCACTTCGGTGTCGAAAAATCTGTCGAGATCGCGGCGGTTGGAGTCAGGAAGAACCTCTTCAAGACCGTATTCGATAGCGTCGAACGAGTCGCTCGTGAAACGGCGGCTTGTGCGGGGATATCCAGCACCAGCGGCGATCTTGAGAACGTCGTCGTTGAGGGCTTCGGAGTCGCCGAGGTTCAGCTTCAGATATGCGCCGGAGCGAACGTCTGAGGAGAACACGGGCATTACTTCTGTGCCGATGAACAAATTGTTTTTGTTGGAAAGACCTTCAAAAACGGCCTGCGCAATATCAGCGCGGATGGTTGTGTATGAGAGTGCCATAGTAGTGTTAAATTATTGGTTGAACTTAGGAACGTATTCGACGACGTCGCCAGCAACGCCGCTGTTGATCGCAACTCCAAGAGTGACGGTCGAAGCGTTGGCGTATGTGCCGAGGATCAGACCGCTGGTCACCGCAAAAACGGTATTACCGGCTGTCACAATCGCGGACACGATGCCGAACTGGGATGGGAAGAAAAGTTTGACAGCGCCTTGAGCACCAGCGGCGACGTCATTCTGGACGACTCCGATAGCATTTGCGCCGGTTGATGCTGCTTGCGCAGCGTTTGCGCCCGATATGTTGACGAGCGTGTTCGCGGTGATCGCGGATGCGAAGCTAAAGCTCCGAATGCCGTTGTCGTTTTGTGTTGCCATAAATTAGTTGGGATTAAAAGTTGAGTTGGTTGTTGTCGCGGGCTTCAATGTAGGCTTCGCGATGGTTACGCATTGCGAATCGAATTGCTTCGGTGCGGCTGCCGAGTTCTTCGGTCTTCTGGGTGATGATCGCTTTCAAGTCGAATTTCTCTTCGGCTTTTTCTTCTGCGACTACCGAAGCCTTAACTGGGGCGGCTCCGAAGTTGCTGATGATCGTGTCGAGCTTGGCTTCGAGCTTGGAAATTGCGCTGAGTTCAGCGGCCATCTCTTCTTTCATTGGCTCTGCGGCTGGCTCTGCGGCTGGCATTTCCATTTTGTTCTTGTAGTCGCCAAAAGCGGTTTCAAGAGCGGCGAGACGAGAAACGATGTCAGCGATGCTGATCTCGTCCTCTTTTGGTTCGATTTCGATTTGTGCGTCTTCCATTTGTTTGAAAAATTTGTCAACTTGCTTGGCCGTGAATGAGAACAAGCCGGTCGCATTTGCAGCGGGTGTTTGCACGAGATCGGCGCTGTAAAGTTCCGCGCAACTCGCGAAGCTCATTCCATCCACTTCGCGGATCGGCCCGCTGAATGCGATGCTGATCCCGAACGTGTCGGGGAGTTTGCTTGAAATCTCCAAGACGTAATCGTGCATGGGCGATGTTTGCAGGAGGTTGAGATCGCCGAGAAGTTGCGATCCGACGATGCGGAAATTGTTTACGAAGCCGACGATGTCTTTAATGCCTGCGCCGTGGTCGAGGTTGACCTTTACGCCGCCCTTGTATGACTCCGCGCATTCTTTGACCTCCATCAAAGTCTGCTCGTCAACATAAAGCCCGTGGCCTTTCGCTTCGCCTATTGAAATTATTGATACGCCTTCGATGACATCCATGCGAAGGCGCGGATGTCAATTAGTCGGAATACCTATGCACTATGTCGTCGAGAATCTGTTGCTCAAGCGCGGACTGAACGACGGCCATGATCTGCGCCTCGTCATCTGGAGCGCATCCCACGATCTCGAATGATGTTGATATCCGTTGCCTCACCCTCGATGAGCACAAATGCGTGCGCGTTCCTGTTGCTTCCACCATCGCAAAGCAATCAATACCGACTCCGCTGAGATTTATTCCTGTTCGGCATCCTTCAATTTTAAATGACGAGGAAACTTCTACACTTGGAGCATGGCAAGTGATTCGGGTTTTGTTCCCACGAACATTAACAATGGTGTCCTTGCGTAATCTCTCCCCGCCACCGCCTCCAGGTAGATCGGTCGGCGAGATTGGAGGCGCGATCTGCACCACCAATAGCCCCTGCACGCCGATTGATAGCGGCGTCGGGCTTGCCAGCAAGCCTTGCGTTGCAATGAGCAAGGATGCGATCATTTTTTAAATCCGAGTTACAACCGTATTCGTAGTGCCGTCTCCGGTGATCGCTTGCGTAATTGCGCCGGATGATCGCTGAGTTGGCGTGACGGTTAGAGCGTTTGCAATATCGAGGCCGTGTATCCCGTGTATCTCGCCGATCTCAGTCAGTTCTGGCGTGAGTTCGGTTCTGACGGCGCTTGCATTTGCTGCCGCAGTTGGTGGCGTTGTGTATGACGCGCTGGCAAGCCTACTAGAAGTTGCAACATCAATGCGTGCGAGTTCCACGCCAATCTCTGATCTTACGGCTATTGCCGTCCCTGCCGTTGTGGCGGTTGAAAGATCATTCACAAGAATCTCAGTCGATCCGTTCCACGCAATCGAGCCGCTGGCAATAGGAGTTGTGGAATTATAAAAAGCGACTTGATATGTCCCCGCTGTGATCGCTGGCATATTACCAGTATAGAAACGAGTTGTCCCAATCTCCGCGCAAGTTATCGCCGAGCCTACCGTGATCCCAGATTTAAAGAGTTGAGCGGTTAACGTTAGACCTGTTGCCGGTTGCGCTGTGTTTAATTCGTTTGCCATATTTTAAGAGTTCAATATTGCGATTGCTTCTTGCGTTGTTTCTGTAAAACCAAATGGAGCATTTGTCCAATCGCTTCGAGGCGCTTGATCTGCCGCATATGCTGCAATCATCCCATCCGTCCAACCTTTAACTGCCGTCAGTTTTGGCGATGATTTGCCTGCTGAAATGAGTTGCCCGCTCAAATCAAGAAGCGTCACAAGCCCGGTCGAATTGTATCCTTCCTTGTTCAACCATTCTTCTGCTGTCCACGAAGGCGGTGGAGGAATTACCCATTGACCATTATCCCAAATTGCATTTGGCGCTGGCTTCGGTGGGGCTGCAATCCACTCTTGAAGTTTTGGGTTGTTTGTCTCTTCCCAAGTGTCGATCAAGGATTGTGCCAAATCACGAAGATCTGAAGGATTTGTTCGATTGTAATAATTAGGCATAGACTCTTGTATGGTTGGCGACGGTTGCGCCGTTGTTGTTTGTGATGGCGATGCCGCCTTTTTGGTCGTTAAGGTCTCGGACGAGCGGAGCGTAGAATACGAGCGACTGCGGGCGGATTTTGTCGCAGGTCATGCCTTTGGCGAGGCTGGAGATTTCGGCGGCGGTGAGGGCGGCGTTCCAGATGCCGACTTCTGCGATTCTTCCGAAAGCAAGCAAGCCAATCGAGCCGTTGTTAAATCGCCCCGCAATCGTCAATGCGTTTACCGTCAATGTTCCAACAACATTCGTTATATCAGTTGCGCTGCTTCCTCCGTCCAAATATGCCGAGCGCGATACTTCCGATGTATAGACTCCGCAAGCGTGATGCCAAGTGTTCGCACTATATCCGCTTGTAGTTCTGGCAAAACCAGAAGAACCGCTGACGGTGTAATCTGCCCGTATTGGGTCACCGACCACTGCCCCCTCTGCTAATAATCGCGGCCCAACAAAGCCACCGCTTGAGTGAGCTATGGACAAAAGCGTTTGGCTTGCCGTGGCAGACGTTAAATTAAACCAACACGCCATAGTTATTGGCAGCACCGATGCTGGTGCGCTTGCTGTTTGCAGAGACTGACTCGTCCCATTAAAATCGTAAGCCATTACGCCGCGCTCCTGATTTCGACGGCGATGAGTTCGGCATCTCCTGTCATGGTGTCCGATGCACTTGTTGCGTTGCGCGTGACTTTCAAACGGAATGCATCGCCAGCGGTAACGGAATCGATTGTCGTAAGCGTGATCTCGGTATAATTCGGAATGCCGCTTGTCCCGCTTGTTGCTGCCGTTGCGCTTGCCGCCGTATCGAACGAGTCGGCGTCTATATCGGTAGTCATTCGCTCCAATGCGACTTGCCAAACACAATTTCCTGTCGTGGCAGTTGTCGCGGCCCAGATCAAGCGTATCTTTAGTCCGCTTGAAAGGATCGCGAACTGAGGAATGACATCTAGAAAAACAGAGTTCTCGATTGTCGTATCGTCGAAATCTAAAACAGCGATGGAGTTTCGCGTGTCGAGTGTTGCAAACGCTGTAGCAGGCGGTTGGTTTTCGCGTGGCGTAAACGTGCAAAAAGTGCCGACGCCATTTTGCAGAATGTTTGACGCGATCATGCGAGCAATATCAACGCGCTTGTTTCGGTTGGTTTTGGAAACTTGAGTTCAAACGTGCCGTCAAATACGCCACGCTCTCCTCCAAAGGCTAGCACACACATAACAGCATTATCTTTTGACGCATTGTAAACAACAGCTCCGGCAGCCTGGAATGATGCGCGGCTCAGTTTAATATCATCGAACGATACCCACGCGGATTTCCCTGCGACGCCTGTCTTGAATCCCGATAGCTTTATGCCACCGGCTTCATATCCGTTTCCGCTGATCTCGCCGTTTGGCGTGTACTTCTGAAGCTCCGGCCCGATCTTCGCATCCGTTCTGTATAGCGCGATTTTGTATTGATCGTTCGGTTGGTGCAGCCCTATCAAAAAGGCTTGCTTGGCTGAGAGTGCGATTCCTTGTGTTATCATTTTGCTTGTGCTTGGCAGACGGCTGCGCGTTGTGCGGTTTCGGGGTATTCTGAAATCATTAGGTCATCTCCCATACAGCGGGAAACAAAGTCAGGTTGCGACTCGCCGATAGATGGCGTTGGCATAACCATTTCGGAAATCAAATTAACGCCGTTGAATCTGCCGTGTTGATCCCGCGAAAATTTCATTTCCTTTTGCTTTGATGCGGCTTCCTTTGCGGCCATTGATTTAGTTTTCGCTGCGGCCCAAGTCTGGCCAGCGTCTCCGCCCCACAATGCCCATGCAATGCGGCCAGCGGATGGGAAGCCGTCTTCGCCTTGTTGAAAACCCTGTCCCTTTTTATCAACCTCGTGACGTGAAAAAAACGAGTGCATTCTTTTAACGGTGTCGTCCGACAAGTTCTTGCCGTTAGAAATGTCGCGAGCGCGTGCAACGCCTACGGCGGTTCCGCCTCGGTTGTATTCTTCGCGCCACTTCAAGCCCTTGAGCGCCTCTTCAACCATGCCTTTGCTTGGCTTGTTCTCGTCTGCGAGTTCGGAAAGTTGCTCTGTAGCTTGAACTTCACTTTGCGGAGATTGAGATTTAACTAATTCGGCGGCGCTCACTTCATCCATTCCGAAGACAACGCGAAGAATTACGGATACTTGCTCAGCGGACAATCCGCCCGAAGCGAGTTGAGTAAGAATCGTTGAAACTGCAAAGGTTCCGTTTGCTCCAATGCTTTCAATTAGCGGAACAGGCTTTTGCTCTGAATCGTTCGCGCTGGCCGGAACAGAATCAGAAATGCGTGAAGGTTGGATATCGAACTCTTGACCGAGTTCTTTGATCATGTTCGCTTCTTTGGCCCGTGCGCGAAGTGCTTCTTCGTAGTCTTCGCCCATGTCGGAGTAAATTTGTCCGGCTGTCTTCAGTCCTGCCTTCCACAAATTGATGTCGGCATTGGCTTCGCGTCCGTAGTCAATGCTAACCTTGGCGGGCCAGCACCAGCGGCCATCGAGCAAGTATTCGGAATCTGGAATGAGTCCGCGTGCGGCGGCGTCGAGCAAGATAATATTTTTTATCCTGTCTAGGAATTTCCCTTCCAGCAACCCACGCCACCGCAAGAATGTGCGCTCTGCCATTGCCGCTTCCATGCGTGCCATAGGCCCGCTCTTATCGGCGTCGAAGGCGAATCCGTAGGGCAGGCCAACTGCCATGCAGATATGGGCTTGAATGAGTCGGATAAATTCTCCGAACGCGCCCGTCGGACGGTCGCTCTTGAACATCTCCATCTTTTCTCCCGATCCGAGATAGTTGACCGTGCCAGGGTCGAGAGACTGCAAGCGTGCAACTTGGCCTTGATCGTTTGAGTTTCCCCTGGCGAAGTAGTCGCCAGCGTCGGCGGCTCCGCTCTCGGTGGTGATAACGCCGCTTTGATACGAAGCGTATTTGATCGCCTGCACTTCGGCCTTGATCGCTTCTTGCAGGTCGCGAGTTGCGTTTAGCGCAGTAGCGAAAGCACTCCGCCCACGATATTCGTCAAGTCGCGCTGCGTCGAAAAGGTGGATAAACTCTTTTGCAACAATATCAACAGGAGAAATATACTGGTTGTTGATAGTGCGCGTGAAAATAGTGTATGAAACGGGTCTTCCATAGTCGTCTACGTTAATGCCGCCAATGTATTTGTCGGTATCCGTTCTGTCATAAGGAGATCCGATGCGGTCGGCTTCGACGCTTTGCAGCTTTAGGTCTTCGCCGTCGCGGACGATAATAAATCCACAGTCACCATCGCGCAGAATAGCCGTTACGGCAAGCTGCAAAAGCGTTGTGAAATTGTGGCGGCCTAGAAAGTCGCACTCGTTGCACCATTTCTGCCAATACTTTTCAATCTTCGTATCAACATCATGATCGCCGGTTCGGGCTTGGTATGCGATGCGTCCCGAAACGTAGGTCGCAAATTTGAGAAGGAGAGAGCGGACGGGCGGAAAGTTGTCGGCGAGATCGCGAGCGGCTCGGATGAGCGAAAGTCTTTCCCGTGTTCCTGCCGTGTCTTCACCGCCGGACACCCCGCGCGAGATCCCGCGCTTTTCGCTCGTCAATGCTGAGTCGAAGCGCCCGAAGTTGCGGAGCTTCGCTTGGTTGACCATGCGATCCAATGCGGCCCTTGGTGCAACGAACGAGAGTGCTTTTGTAATTAGGTCTTGCATTTATGGGCGCTGGGTTGGGAACGTCGGCGTGAACTTCCTTATACGCGATCCGCTAGCGTTGTCAATAGCGGCTTGCAGTTCCTTGATCGTTTGCGCGACCTCGGCAAGATTAGCGCGAGTAAACGAGCGCCCCGCGATGCTATACGACGCGCCGGCAACGGCTATTGCCTTCAAGCAAGCCGTAAAGTCGCCCTGCAATTCTTGCAGAGTTGCAAGCGGCAGACCGAAGAATGATTTGTTCATCGCCATTTAAATGTTCCTTGTGTCAAAACTAACTCTCCGCGCCTATCGGCAAAACCCCCGCGAGCATAGCGGACGCGAGCGCGATACACTCGCAATCCCAAAGATGGTTCGGGCGTCCGCCGATGCGCACCCATCTTTGCTCGACCTGTTTGGTCTTGGAGTTCGTTACATCTTTCTTCATCTCGCTCAACATCTGCTTGCGATAGTCCTCGGAAACGTCCCGCGCAACTTCCCACTTTGGCGTGGCGTCAGCCTGGCGAAGCGAAGCCAACTTATCCTTGATGCCTTCGTTGGAGAAAAAGAAATACGCGCATTTGAGTCCATCGCTTCCCGCCTGCGCTCCTTCGATCTTGGAAACGAAGCGCCGAGTGCGCCTGCCGTTGTCGATATGATAAAAGCCATCCTGTCCCGAACCGTGCGATGCCGTCCACCCACGCCTAGCACATTGTTCGTAAACGAGCGGAGTGTCGTAGCCAGCATCCACAACAACACACCTAGGCATGATATCGAACTGATGTTGAATAGCGTCGAGCGTCTCCCAAGTCAGCGGCCTTGACTCGTGCAACAACATGGACGAGCCGTCCACTCGGAAGGCGCGGACGACGGCCCAAAAGTGATCGCGTTGCTTGTCCACGCACATAAATCGCCGATGCTCTCCGTCGATCTTCTGGCCTTCGAGATATTCAGCCTTGGCGTAGTCGCCGGTAGTGATCTCCGGCAGATCGCTCGTTACTTCGTCCTGCCAAGTCTGTGCCTTGCGCTTTTGAATAAATTGTTTTAGCGGCTCCAGGTTGCCGGATGACTTGGCCTCGTTGGCTTCGATCCATTCCTTGACGATAGAAAACCACGGTATCCACCAGACTGCGTAAGCCGGATACTCGAAGCTCCTGTGACCGCGAACTGGATGCGGGTTGAGTGCACGATACGTTGCAGAATTTGCAAGGTTTCGTCGAGTCGATGCGTCGTCTTTGTATCGCGTTTCGCAATGCTCACACTTCATCCGAACGGAATCCTGCACTTTATCCCACAGAATGCCGCCCTTCTCGTCACGTTCGGAAGCATATTCGATCTGGTCGAACAGATATCTCTGCCAGTTCCCACAATGGGAACACGTCCAACCCCAGACTTCCCGCGTTCCGCTGTCCCATTCGGCGTCCGCTTCGTGTCCTGCGTCCCATCCTTGCGAGACGAGAAGCGTCTTGCGGTTCCATCTGTCATGGTGACGAGCTTTCAACTCTTTTATCATCCCGCTTTTCCACCTCCATACCTCATCCCCAATGCAGTAACGCATGGATTTTTCTTGCAAGTTGGTCATGTTCGCTCCGCCTGCGAACAATACCATATGCGGAAATAGGATCGTTGTCTTGCGCAAGGCGTGCCGGTCTTCTGGGAACAGGTCTTTGACCGGCTGGCATTCGTTGAAGATCGGCAACAAGCGCGACTCTGTCCAGTCCTTCACCATGTCGTCAGTCTGACCGACGAACAAAGTAGGCCCAGGCTTCTGTGCAACGATGAAACAAGCGAGCGTTTCCATCATCGTAGTCTTCCCGCCCCCAGTCGGAGCGCGAAGAAAGACCTGCGTCGTTTCGTCGTCGCTTGCGGCCAACAGCGGCGCATTGAGCCACGGCGCCACCGAAGGGTCGAAGCGTGAAGCACGGTCGGAGTTTGGAAAGCTGACGTGGTCGGATGCCCAGTCCAGTATCGTTCCGTCGAATGCCAGCTTGATGCCGTCGCGGATGCCGTGGGCTAGTGGGTTCATTCGATATCTTTCCTAGCGTCCCAAATAAAAAGGACGACCAATAAAATTGCGACAATGATTGAGATTATCATCGCATTCCAAAAATTTGCTTGAGCGCGTCGAGATTCCCAGACGGCGGCTGTTTAGAAATAGGCTCCTCTTCTCCGTCATACATGGCGACTTCCCATGTAGTTTCAAACATCTTGCGAAGCCCAGCGGCGGACAACGTTATCATTCCTTCACCGTCAAATGAAGGATTGCGTTTTGAGTAAATTTTCCAGAGTTCTTTTTTCGTCATAGGTCAAGTCTACTTTGAACTAGTCGTAATTCCGGCACAACTTAAACATCTTCTCGATGGCGTCGCGGACGTGCGGCCATTCTTCTGCGTCGAAGCGTAGCTTTTGTTCGTCTTGGCTGATCTCCAAAAATTCACCACCGGCCTCGTCGACGATCTCGATCTCGGTTATGCTTTCATCAAATATCTGTTCTCCCTTTACTCCGACTATCATTTTTGTTGTGCGTGTTTCGTATGTCATAATTTATACCTTCTCAAGTTCGTTGCGGATCTCGGCTAGGATAGCCTGCGTGCGCTCATGCAGTTTCTTCCGCAAGCTCGCTTCGTCGAGTCCTGCCAATGCGCCCGACGCATCGTTGACCAATGCCGCGAGCTTGGCCGAAAAGATAGCGCCGATACGGATACCGGCTTCGCGGATCTCGGTTCGCTTTACATATTCGTCACGATCAACCGAAAGCGAAAATTCGATCTTCTCGCATTCTAGCAAAGTCTTCCTGAGCTTCGCTTCCTGTATGCTCTCCGGTGCGGTGTCTCCCCGCCCGTGGGTTTTCAGCCATTCTTTCCTCCATTCCTCTGCGGCCTCGATGCTGGTCAGCGGCATCCCCGCCTTCACCATCTTATGCACGTTAGGCTGGGTCATCCCCCAAGCCCGCGCAACTTCCTGTTGCGTCAGCGGCTTGTTCTTCCCGTCCCGCTGCGCGGCAAACTCGGAAGCGATCTTAGACTCTCGCGCCGTTAGCGTCTTCCCATCCTTCAGTTTTTGAAGGATGTTCTTAAACTCGGCTTCGCGGATCTTGCCTTGGAGGTCGTGCTCTGGTTTTGGGTGTTCTTTAGTTTGACGCGACATTAAAACTCCAAGCTGATTGAGTAACTCGATCCGCCCCTAGTGATTTTCCTAATCATTCCGGGATATTTTTTGACCAACTTATTTATGCAATCCAATTCCATTTTACCACTTCGATAATCCTTGCACCCTCCGTCATCAGTCCAATGGCTGTTTTCCCAGTAACAAAATCTCGCGGCCATTACTCCGCCAAAATTTTTTATATGTCTCAGTCCAATTTCGTAATCTTCTTTTACGGGAAAAGATTCATCAAACGGATAAGTCCCATCGTTCACGATCCCCATAAATGAAGCCGTGATGTAACTCCTAGACAATATCGGCTTGTATGGGTAAACGCTTCTTGCCGCATTCTGTGTTGCTACCCCCCAAATCTTCCACCCTAAATCCTCCGTTGCTTCAAACAATCTTATGCAAATTTTCTCCCAATCTTCCTGTTTTAATTTTCTGTGCTTTGTCCTATTCTCTAGCATTTGCACCCATCCCTGCGTTTTTATATCATCGTCCACCATTACGATCCAGCGATCCTTCGCCTCTCTCAAAATGAAATTCCTTGTTTGCGTGATGCCTTTAACTTCCAACGGGACAGCAACAACCTGCGATCTCGGCATTGCTTTTTTATATGCCTCCGACTCATTCTCTGGCACATAAAAAACGGCATTGCTTAAGACTCCCTGCGTCTTCGTTCTTCCAGCGCGGCCTTTACTTGGTATTGCGAATTGCATGTTTTAATCTGTTGAATGTTATAGCGCGTTCAAATGACACGGCATCAAATGCGCTTCCTTCTTTGTAACCACCACGACGAACCTGCTTCAAATCAAGAATGCTTTTTGCTTCCTCGTATTCACTCGGTTCGCAAATAATTACAATGAACTCCTTTGCTGGATCAAGTTGCACAGACTGCTCGAAAATCTTTTCCGAAATTTCATTCTCCTTTTCCTCCTCTTCACTCCATCCGTCATCCCATCCAAGCCCAGCAATATCAACGCCATCACCCAGCAACGACGTTAGTTCATTCTTTAACATTTCCTCATCCCATCCACCGCCAATTTCTGAAAGTCGGTTGTCGGCTAAGATGTAGGCTCGGCGCTGGGTGTCCGTAAGATGATCGAGCCGGATGCAAGGAACCTCCTTTAGATCCAACTTTTGCGCAGCCATCACGCGACCGTGACCGGCGATGATGCCGTTGTCTTTGTCGATCAGCACCGGGTTGTTGAAGCCAAACTCGCGGATGGATCCGGCGAGTTTTGAAACCTGCGCGGCGTCATGCTTTTTTGCATTTCGAGCGTAGGGAATGAGCTTCTCGGTTGGTATTTTTTCGATCTTCATTTGGTTTTTTTATAACTCAGATTTTTTAGACTATTCACAAGGGAGTGAAGAGAGTATGTTAACC